TAGAATAGTCTATCGGTCCAGCAGCTTCCGCAGCACTTACAGTAGTAATAGTATTTCCCATTCCCCCGCCATGAATACCACACGCATATGCTAAGCCAGTTGCCGGAGCATTTGCATCTACAGCAAAAGTTACACTTGCCCCCGCTTGCCCCGCCGTTCCTGTTGTTGTTACGCCTGTCACATAAGACGCTCCACCATTAGTAAAAACTAAAGGGTGGTTAGCATTCGTTGCATCGCTCATATCAAAGGTATAGGTTGTTCCTCTAATAAGAGTTAAAGTTGGCGCAGTTACGCCTCCAAAATGGTATTTGTCGGCTCCACCAACATTAGCAACAGTGACAGTAATAGAGGTTGCGCTTGTGGTAATTGGGTCAGGGTCAAAAGAGGCATTTAAATCGGGTGTTAAATCAATAGCGCTGCCACCCGAGGTTGCCGCCAACTGAAACTCTGTTGCTGAAGCATTTATTATAAAATAACTTGTATTATTTACTAGACCGCCAATATCCGTTGCCGAACCGCCAACAGCATCATTTTTATAAAGAACTTCGTCACCGTTTGAAAAAGTATTGCTAAAAACAATTTTATTGTTTGTTGTATCTTTTATCGCATCATCATCAGCATTGAAAATAATATTGTTATTTGCAGTGAGAGAAATCGCCGAACCGCCGGACGTTGCCGACAACTGAAAATCATTAGCAGTTGCATTTAATACAAAGTAATTTGTTCCATTTGTTAAGCCTCCAATAGCAGTTTGACCTGTTGGCACAACGTAAGTTAATTCATCGCCATCAGTAAAATCATGGCTAGCTATGGTAATTCTATTGGTTGATTTATCTACAATTACATCGCTATTTGCATCAATTACTGGTTTATATTGAATATAAGAAGCGACCCCATTTGCGATAGACCAGTTTTTGCCTTTTGTCCAATTTGTATCAGTTGCAAAATTTCCATTACTAACGAGTTCCGAGCCGATAGTAGTGGTTAAATCCCATTCAAAAATTCGCCCATCGTCTTGATGCAACCCAATTAAATTTTGTCCAAAATTATCTAATTGCCACGTTGTTGCTTCTTGAGGTATGCTACTGCTTGAAATTGTTCTTGGTTGCCCATAAAAATCAGTTCCATAAAATCCAAATCCGTATCCAGTATTTACTGAAGCATCCGCTCTCCCTGCTGTTAAATCATCCGGAGTCAAATCGTATGCTGTCCCCGCTCCAGTCATTGCTACGAGTTGGTCAAAGCTTCCCCCTGCTACCCAAGCCGTCCCATTGTTACTTTGCCAAGTGTGCATCCCTCGCACGACATTATTAGTAAAATCGTTTTTTCTTTCTGCCCAACCGCCAACAGGTTTTAAACTTCCGTCAATCCACCTTACCAGGGAGCCATCCCTCCACCTGTTCGAAGCCTCTAATTCTGTGCCATTTCGGTAAAATCCGGCTTTTAAATCTAAAGGTACTAGTGCCATTTTTTAATTCCCCGTTCTTAAATACCAAAGGGCGGGCGGTCCGCCTATATGCTCTTTAAATTTTGGATTAGCAAGAGATTGTTGCCTTGAAAACGCACCGCCACCGCCATAGCCTCCGGTTCCTTGATTTGTTATATTTATATAAACACTGCCCGAACTGCCATAATTATTTGCAGAGGCACCACCACCGCCGCCGAATGGGTTATAACCATTTGAAGGCGCAACATTGAAGTGTCCAGTTGTTGTTATATTAGTATAAGAACCAACAGCTTGTCCAAAGTCAGTATCCGATAAACCATTTAACCACTTTGTACCAGATGCCGGATTGCCACTTTCTTTGATATGACCCCCGCTTGGAGCAGTACCATATCCTGCCGCTACGGTATCGGCTGTTCCATTTAATCGTGATTTGTCTGATAAATTAAAAAAGTCTACTGAGCCGCCACCACCATTTGAGTAGCCGTCATTTGCAACACCCGCACCGCCAATTCTCTGCGCTTTATTCGTTAATCTTGAACTTGACCCCATGGTTCCGACACTTGTTGTTGTTCCACTGCTATCAGTTCCATGCCTAGCCCTTACCAAAGTACTGCTATCACCTACAATTTGCCACTCGGTAAAATAACTGCTTCCAGTTTCAGAAGGCATTGTAAACGACCAACTTTCGCTACCATTTAGCTGAATAGTCCAAAATGCTATGCTTGCCGCACTTCCCGCACCAGTTCCTCCACGCCCAACCATTACGAAATTGTAAGTTCCCGAAGCTAAAATTGTACCTGATGAAGCTAACGACACTAACGTATAATATGGTCCACTTACATCAACTTCGCCATTGGCGGCTGTATAATCAAAAGGCGGGACTACACTTGCACCATATAAATCGTCTAAACTAATTTGAGTTGCTAACGTGGTATTTATAGTTTTCCCAGTGGCGGCAGTTAAACCTCTTATATCAGCATCATTTAATGAAACAACGGTATTAGTAGTGCCGCCTGCTTCAACATGAACGTCGTTTAAAGAAATTGCACCTGATGATTGTAAAGCCACTAACTATGCACCCTTAAATAACAATGAGAATAGCTCCAGGCTACTTGAGCACCGTAACCCGTACTTATTGATAAATTTGTATAATTTCCGCTTGATGGTCTAGCCTGGAGTTTAGCATACATAGTATATCTTTCGTCGCTAGTATAACTTCTTGGCACAGAAAGAATATTCAATAAATCACCGCTTGGAACCGTTGCATCATAGTATTGATTGCCTTGCCCACCTTTTGCCATAATATTAATTATTCCCAAGTAGGTGCTGTTTGTAGGCGTTGCTGAGCCGTTAATTGTTCTAGTTGAACCAGTATAAGTATACATATCACTGTCCCTCACACTGCGTCCCTCGCTTTCATAATCGTAACTACTTACGTCGCTTGCCGCCGCTTCAAATCGCATAATGCAAACATATTTTTCGCCTTCGTCATACCCTCCGCTTCCACTATAAGGAGTCTGCCAGTTTGCATAATGAGTAAATGAATTTCCAGTAGTTGACCCCGCAATCGCATATTGTATTCGTACTGATTGATGGTAATGGTGGGTGACTGCGGTATTTGTCCACTGGTCAACATACGTTCCTGCTGTTGTCCAATTTTTTGCGCCTGTTCCAGTCGGATTATTTAAATAGGCTATGCCCGAACCATTGGAAGTTACATCACTGTTATCATAAAAAATTGCTACTAAAACATCGCCTTGGCTAATATTATTGCTAGGCAAAGTGACAGTTTGCGAGGTACCATTACTTTCGTGCAATTTGCTTGATAAAACATATTCTTTATAAGTAAAATCTTTTGCTGTTGCGCCATAAAAATCATTGAAGGAACTTTCTGCTCCTGAAGCCCTACCTAGCAAATCCCTAACATCTTGGTCGTTTATTGATACTTGAGTTCCAGAAGTCCCGCCAACTTCCAGATGAATATCGTTTAGAGAAATTGCACCAGTAGTTTGTAGAGCCATTTATGGAGTTCCATACGCCGTCACGTTATTTGATACTGTCATTGCACCAGTTGAGCTGAGAGCAAATCTAACTGTCCCTTGATAAGAAAATTTTAAATCCGAGCCAGATTGAGTAATAGTCCAATCTCCCAAATCAACAGTTGTTGCTTGGACTTCGCCCGCAGAGCCATAAATAACAGCTTTATTATTTACGACTGTATTAGAGGTTGCCCCATCTAAAGCTGTAAAGGTTGATGAGTTTAAATGGTTCACGACAGTATCCAGGGCATTGTTAATCGTTAAGCCCCAAGTGTTCTCGCTACCGCCGATTGTTGGCTTGGTTATTGTTACGGTCATAGCTATATCTCCTATTTATTTTGCAATAGCATATTATTCATTTTGCGTCCAGTTTTCAGAAGTTGGCACATCTCCAGGGATAGGCCATTGTGACGGTGAGCCATCTCCTGAAATTGTTCCGGATTGATCAGTAAATACAGTAACTGGCAAAGCCGGAACTTCCGTATAAATCTCTGGAGGCACGACTTGCTCAGTTATTACAATAGGTGGCACTGAAATTTGCAAAAATGGGAAAGTTAGAGTGCCAATAACAGGGTTACCGATATTAATTGATTGCGCTGTTATTTGGTGATTTTGCGATACAATCATATTGCCGACAACAGGGTTGCCTAGCAATAAGTCAGGTGCGCTGAAAGTTTCCGCTTCAAAAACACTAAGCGTTGGCACACTTGGAGCGCCAAACGTTATATCCGCACTAGCAAAAACAACATTGACCGTAAGAGTTGGACTATCCAGGGAAACAGCACCAGTATTAATATTTGCCGAGGTGAAAACATAATTTTCCGTTAAATTGGCAACACCTACGGCAACATTGCCAGTATCAATATTTGGCGCATCAAGCACATAATTTAACGTTAAATTACCGTTGCCAACAGTAATATTTTGAGTTTCTATATTGTTAGCTGTTAAGGCAACATTTATCGTTGCGGCAACAGTATCAACATCAACATTTTGCGTTGTAATATTATTGCTTGAAAGAGCATGATTTTGATTTAAAGTTGCGTTATCAACTGATACATCCCCAGTCGTTATATTAGCTGAAGCGAAAACATAATTTTCAGTTAATGCTGTAGAACCAACAACAGGGTTTTGAGTTGTTACATCATTAGCGGTTAATCCAAAATTAATAGTTGCCGCAACCGAAGCAACATTTGCATTGCCAGTAGTAACGTCATCACTTTGTAAATTGTGATTTTGACTTAACGCCGTTGATCCGACCGTTGGCGCACCAGTGGTCAAATCTCCCGCCGCAAATGAATTTGTTTCAGTTATTGTTAAAGTGCCAACCCTAACCGAGCCAGTTAAAACATTTGGCGCACTAAAAGTTTCGTCCTCAAACATTGTTAAAGTTGGGACGGTTATTCCATTAGCATTATAAACACCCGCAACAGCATGATTTTGACTTATAGCAGTAGACGCTACTGTTGGGTTGCCCAGGGTAACATCGTTGCTAGATAAAACAACGTTTACGGTTAATGCAGTTGAGCCTATGGTGGGGTTTTGTGTAACAACATTGTTACCAACTAGGACAATATCGCCTTCGCCAGTATCCGCAATCGCTGCGCCTGCTATGGGGGCGAAAGAAGTCATTTAAAAGCTAGGTTTCTTCTGGCATTTGAGGCCAAGTTATATTTTGCGGAAAGCCCGATTGTTTACTTATATCCAATAATTCTTGACGGTAATTTGTCCACGCATTTCTTTCGCTTTCGGGCATATCATTCCACCGCAAAGAATTAGAAATAAGTGGGTCTACATGATTTTCTAATAATAAACTTCTTAACGCCCTCGCTTCACCCGCTTGCCGTTGAATAATTTCCTCTGACGTTGGAGGTACAAAAGCGGCATAATTTGAGCCAATTAAAGACAATAGTTGTTCGTTACTAACACAATCGTCGGGGTCGTCTTTATTAAGAGTGTAAGGTATCCAACCAAAATCAGGGTGGTTAATTTCTAAATCAAAATCGGTATTTTCTTCATTTAAAGATTTTGAATTTCTAATTTCCGTTATTTCCCAAATCATTAGCTTATCCTTATATAAAGTGCTTGAGCATAACGCCCATAGTAAGCCGACCTAGTACACATATGCCGCCAAGTTCCCGAATAACCAGTATTGGAAAAACCATTTACGCCCGAGGTACTAAAAGCATTGAACGGTTGAGCCAAACCGTTACTATATCGTGAAGTTCTTAAATTCGACCCTGACTCCGTATTGCCACCGACAATAGGTGACCAATAAGTATAGTAACTATTAGAAAGAGCTACCGAATAAGTTCCAACAGCGTTTTGACTTAAAGCATAACCATAACTGTCAGATATATTAGACTGAGAACTATTTTTAACTATTGTATAGCCACCAAACGTTTTAAAACCTGCATTATTATTTACAAGTTTTTCGTAGCCATCGTGCATTACAGTTATGCCGTTTACCTGATAAACCATTATGAAATCCTACACCAAAATGCCGCTGCTCTATCACTGCCGTAAATACTTTTTGACCTATAACTTGTATGCCTCCAAGTTCCTGAAACTCCACCGCTTTGCACCCAACCGCTTGCCCTTACCATAGGATATGAATAACCATAATTGGAACTTCCATTATAATATAGATTACTACCCGAAGCTGTGGCGTTAGAACTTACATCATAGTTAGAGCCTCTTGTGGTAACGAAAACACCATAAGTTCCAACAGCTCCCCAAGTTAAATTACGGTTCCATCTTAAATCGCCGGAACCAATTAAAGTTAATCCGTTGATTGTACGCGAAAATGCGCTTGCCTGGAAGTTCCTATTGCTATCTATTATTGTGGTTCCGTTAACTTGATAACTCATGATATTCTTATAAATAAACTGTTATGATTAGCACTTGAGTTTGAAGCATGAAAATTTAAGGCTCTCCACGTTCCGCTTAAATAACTATAGTGCAAGTCACTGGTACTATTTCGCCAATATTCACAAGGTAGAAATTCATATCCTAATGACCACTTAAAGTGATATAAACTACCGCCCGACACGCCATCGCCGTAATTCATATTTGAGTAAGAAAGATTAAAAGCAGAACATAAAGAACCAACGACATTATGAGAACTTCCCCAAGAGCCATTTGTTCCAGAAGGGAAAGTGTCAACGTTTCCACTTCCTAAAGCATCATAACCGTTTAAAGTTTTAAATAAGTGCGAGCCAGTAAATTGACCGCTACTGTTTACATATTGAGTTCCATTGATACTATAAGCCAACTAATTTTTCCTTTAACTCATTTATTTGTTTTTGTTGACCTTTGACTGCCTCGATTAGCACTCCAACTAAGTTGTTGTAACTAACTGATTTTTTGCCATCTTCGTTTGTCAAAACTGCGTTAGGCAATACTTTTTCAACATCTTGCGCTAAAACACCTTCGGCACTGCCTTCGTTATCTTTCCAATCAAAAGACACGCCTGTTATTTTCCCTAGTATAGCCAGGGGATTTTCTATTGGAGCGATATTGGTTTTTAACGTTGCGTCTGAAGTAGCGTTAAAAGTATATGCCGTTACTACGTTAGAGCAAGTAATATTATTGCTAACTGATAAATTATTGCTAACAGTTAAACTGCTAAAAGTCGGGCTATCACTTGTATTTAAATTTTGGTTAAAAGGGTTGCCGCTTGAAACTGAAGCCCAAGCATAATCGGAACCGTTCCATTGCAAGTATTGACCACTCGAAGCACTTGATTGATTTAAGTGAGTATCTACGTCGCTGTCTGAATAACCCGCAGGAACAGCCGCCCAAGTTAAACCGCCAGTATTACCGGATTGCGCTGAAAGAAAATAGCCGTTGGTGGGCGTATTACTTACTTTTAAATTATCTTCGTCAACTACGTTACTTGCAATTTCTGTAGCACCGTCAGCCGTACTTGTTACTTCCCCACTATGATTAGGGTGAACATAATTGTTAGCACTTGAAGCTATCCCATTTAGCTTAGTCTGGAGGGCATCAGTAAACGCATTGGTATCGCTATTATTTTCGTATGCTGTTTTTATTTCGCTGTCACTTTGATCAGCAGTTGCACTCGTTTCGATACCATTGAGTTTTGTTAATAAAGCATCGGTGAAAGCATTCGTATCAGCGTTATTTTCGTATGCTGTCTTTATCTCGGCATCGGTCTGATCGGCTGTGGCACTGGCTTCTATTCCATCCAATTTTGCCCCATCAGTGGCTAAATCTCTGCCGTCTACAGTACCGCCAACGGTTATATTACTACCCACAGCAACATTGTTGCTATCGTCCTCAAAAACCGTCTTAGCTTCTGACACAGCACAGAAAATATCTTTTTCGCCCGCACCCCAACTAACAGCAGAGCCGGAGTTTGAACTGCTTAAAATCGAAGCCCTGGAAAGGGTTGTTCCGCTTGCGGTATAAACGCCTTGTCCAGTTTCCCAATTAGTACCATCAGTAGCAACATAATAGGTTGTATTTCCATCACCTATTGCGCTGAAAGCTTGATATCCGTCTTTTGCGCCCGCTAAGGTATACGTGCCTGTTCCGGTAGTTGTGGACGTTTCAAAAACCCGATCTTTAAGAACAAAAGCCATTTTATGCTCCTATGAAGGGTCTGGTATTCCTACATCTAAAGCATCCAGGGAAAACGTATTTCCGGAAGTAACCGACTGCGAGGCAGTGAGAGAGCCAGTAACAAGTAATCTTGTATTACTTACGTCTGTTATGGCGTAATGCGTTGCGGTTCCTGTGCCGGTAACGCTTGCGCCTGATACTGCTGAAAGCGTCACTTTTCGACCGCCACCTGTTCGATCGGCAGGGGCTGAAATACTAATAGAAGTGGTATTCCCAAGCGTATAAGTGCTTGTTGCTTCGGCATAAGTTGTCGCTTCTTGCGAAGTAATATCGACCCTAGATGCCTCCGTATCGAGTACCGTTAATCCGTTGTCCAGTACTCTATCTGCTACTGTTGCCATTTTTAATAACTCCTAATTTTAATTCTTCGCCCTGCCGCCGCTGTTTTTGAGTTTACCGCCTCTGAATTTATATCGTCAATTGCCTTTTGATAAAATGTTGCCCAAGTATTAATCCTTTGGTCTTCCATTAGATAAGGCGCTGAGTGCAGTAACGACCCATAAAGATAAGCATTTGGATAGGTAGTTAGCACCCAATTAGTTGTATTGCCACTATTTAAAGCATCAAGCTTTTCGTAATACAAAAGTTCCAAGGTATAGGTTGCATCTGGAATTGGGTAAACTTCTATAGAACCATCCAGGATAGTATATTCTGTCGGTCTACCGCTTGGATTATTATTAGCAGTTCTTAAATCAGTAATTGTTTTGCTATCAGTTTGCGACAAACTGCTTATAGTTGAGCCTATTATTGAAAACCTAACTGGCTGTATAAAGTCGTCAGGCACAGCCGTATATTGACTATCTAGGCTTGCCGTCGCTCTCTTTTCCATACGCCAATGACGTAACTCAGCATTCATTTGAGCCTCTGCTAGCACTATAAAATCAGGAATTTTCGCAGTGAGGTCGTCACGATTTAAAAATTCAGCGATTGAGGTTTGAAGTTCGGTATAATTTGTTAAAGCCATTTAGCAATTCCACGCTTTTCGCGACCAATAATTAGCCGATAATTTGCTATTTTTTCCCTTGATGCCGCCACTCCTAGCACAATATGACTTTTTATTGCTAGGCTGATCTTTCTTAATTGACATATTAGGGTCGCCGAAGGCAATATATTTGACTTGGTTTCCCTCGACAGCCAGGACTTCAAATTTCTTTCTACCGCCACGCCTCGGCTTATTTACGGCTTTGAAATTATGCCGCGCCTTTGCCCTTTTAATTTTTTCGGCTTTAGTTAAGGCCATTTGTTATTTCTTGCCGCCTTTTTTCTTTGGCGGTCTTCCTCTTTTTGATCCGTAAGTTCCTTTACCTGAAGGCATATCTATCTCCCATGCTCTGCTAATTTATCTAATACCTGATTTGGGTCTAAATAGGGGTTTACGTGCATAAGTCCCTTCCGTTCTTTTTCCCATTTGCAACCCTCAAGCAATAAAAAAATTACATCGTCGTCCGACATTTCCGGAAAACCTAAGCTTTGCCCGAAATATTGGATTTTTTCTATATGGGAAAAATCTGCCGGAAAGCCGTTTTCAGTCGACAAACTATCTAAATTTATTGCCATTATGTTCGTCTTCGTCTAGGTTTGGCGGTTTTCGCAGACTGTTTAAATGCCGCTGCGGTTGGCGCACCTTTTGATCCAACAGCCCGCATCCGCTCTGGTTTCTTGCCCGCAGCTTTTTGGCGTTTTATTCTTTTTCGTTTTGCGTGGATATTTGCGTATAAACCTTGTTTAGCCATTGGCGCGCCTCCTACCTCAAGGCTACCTTAGCATATTAAGCTATGCCCTGCAAATTTCTTTTTATAGGTGCGCCCCATCCAACAACTTCAGGTTTCCCAGTAGCTAAATATCTGAACGCATCAGCACCGTGAGAAGTCCAGTCATGAAGCGGTTTAGCTTTCCAGGATTTAAGCTTTTCATCGAATTGTCTGCGATACTGAAGCAAGGCCTCAACGCCTCTTGCACAATTATCTTTGTCAAACCAACATTTGCCAATCATAGAACGAGCCTGTTGTATTCCATCCTCTAGCCCTAATCGTGGAGCAATTTCTATATTTCTTATTCCTAAAGTTTCAAGAACTTCTAGCCTGGACTTTCCGGTGCCAAGTTCTCTGACCGCAACATCGTGAGGCAAGATATGACCTTCGTAGAAATAATCTAGTTCATTCAGCACTTTAGCATAATGATCTAATCCAACGCCGGAATTTTCGTAATAGTTAATTATATGAATTTCTTTCCCGACATACTGGGCAAAAAATATTGCCGTTGAGTCACCAACCCCTAAATCCCATGCTGTCCAAACCCCAATATTGGTATCATATGGAACATTGGTAATTCGCCCTCTTTCTTGAGCATCTTTCATTTCTTTAGCGTAAT